CTTATGCGCTTGCTCGTGGGCAGGTTGTTGAGCCTGTTCTCCAAATCATCAAGCTCCGAGATGGCAGCATCCACACCCTCGGCCATGAACGTCGATATTGCCGATGCAACGCCTTCCATGGTCTCCTTTGTAGTGCTGTCCACCAGGCCCCATCGCTCCGCCAGGGTTCCGAGAAACTGCAACTGCTGATCGAGCGGCAGGTCCATCATGGCCATCCGCTGAGCTACCATGTCGAAGATGATTTGCTTCGTCTGTTCGACGTGCGCCGCTTTCACGCGATCTATCTCGCCCGCGATTTCCCCCTGCCTCCTTTTCAATTCTTCGAGCTGCGTTCTCTGCTCGTCGCTAAGCCATGTCCGGCTCTCCAGCTCCTTTATCTTCTCGTTGTTCTCCGCGTACTCATGCTTCAGCTCGCGCATTTGGTCCGTGAAGTCCATCACGGTCTGTCCCAGCTCTCCCCGCATCGTTGTATTGAGCACTTCGAGCTGATTCTTGTAAAAGTCATCCATAGACTCAGCTAAGGCATCAACCTCATTGGCTTGCTCCGCCACGGCCTGCGCCGACGACAGCATGGCCAGCCGATACTCTTCATGCGCGAAGCTCAAATCCTGGACCGCCATCACCGCTTCGTACTCCGCTTCAGAGACAATACGTACCGCTTGCTCATATTGCTTTTGCGTGATGGTCCCCTCCCGCAGCCGCCTGGCCAAATTCTCCTCGGTATCGACCAGCTGCCCGCGGGTCCATATGCTGCTCTCCACCACCCCCTTAGTGCGCTCCATCTCCGCCGCATATTCTGCATAGCCCTTGGAAGTCTTTCGGACCTGCTGCTCATGCTCGATGATGACGTCCCGCAGCTCTTTCTTTTTCTTGCTCAGGTCCACGGTGAACTTGATAATCATGGCAAGCGCCGCGGCCCAGGCCACAAGTACGGCCGCCCCAGCTGCAGCAGCCGCCACTGCCGCCAGCGCAGGAGGCAAACCCGCCAGCGCCGTCGTAGCAAAGCCGGCCTTCGTCGCCAGCGCTGCAACATTCGTGCTCAGGCTGAAGAACGCCGAGCCAACCGTTGATAAGCCTCCAACCATCTTCGGGAGCTGTGAGCCGATAATGAGCATCGGCCCTACCATCATCGATATTGCCGTGCCTGCCGCAAGCGAATAGGAAGTCATCCGCTTCACTTCAGGATTGAGCGAATTGAACCACTTGAAGGCCGCCGTGACAGCATCGATCAGGGCCGCAAATGCCGGCAGGAACGCCTCGCCGACTGAGCGGGCCGCTTCCTCCATATGGCGGGCGAGCGAGGTCATCTTCTTGCCGGCCGTCTCCATGGCCGCTTCATATGAGCCTTGAATCGCCTCCCCCTTTATCATGATTTCGTTCACCATAGCCTGTTTCTTCTGCTGCATATCAAGCTGAGTGACGGCCACGCCCAGCTTTTCGGCGTAATTCTTATATGCCTCATTCAGGCTTACGGTGAGACCCATCTGCTTGAGAACCTGAGGGCGCAGCGTATTGATCGCCCAAACCATTCTCTGAAACGCCTCGCTCGAATTGATACCGGCGATGACTGCCGCATCCTGCGAGATTCTCGCCAGCTTGGTCGCATGCTCCAGGTCGATATTGGCTTGTACCAATCGGATGATGTTCGTTCGCGCCACCTGGGTCGTGATGCCCTGCTTGCGGACGCCTTCCTCGAAGCGATTCAGCTCCTCAGTCGTATAGCCCGCAGTCCTGCCGACCTGTCGCATGACGATGCCAAGCGTCTCCACTCGTGCGGCCAGCAATGTGGTCTTGGCAATGAGCGCACCGCCCGCCGCCCCAAGCGCCGACAGGGCCATGCCACTTTTCTTCATGGCTCCGCTCAGCATCTCGAAGCGCTTCTGAGCGTTAGTGGCGGCCATCTTTGCATCCCGCTCGAATTTCTTCAGCGCATCGCTCGCCTCATTCTTGCCAACAATCCTGATTTGAGCGACCATGTCCGTCATTAGGACTTTCTCCTTCCAGATGCTACATCCCGCAGCCTTTCAATCATCTGGATTATTCTCGCCTGGCTCTTGGTCAATCCTTCAAGGTCAGTGGCATATTGGCGAAATGCATCGTATACGGTGAGTGCGGCCAATGCTTTCTCCAGCTCCAGTGCCTCCTCCTCCCGTATCTCATGGGGAAGGATATTCCAGTCAACCGCCCTGCAAAGCAACGCCTTCTTCAGGATGGCGGGCTGCCATATTGGTCTGCCGTCCGGCGTCTTTTTTATGGGACCTCGCCGTTCGCCTTCCTCCTGCTCTTCGAAACCGAACTGAGCATAGTCGGCGACGGCGATTAGCGATTTGGGCCGAGTGCGCCTGCAAGGTTATAGGCCGCCCTGTATGCAGCCCAAACGAAGGCCGCTGTATCAGGAGGCAGGTCGAACATGGCCTCCTCATACGCCTTCTCTAGTTGCCTCTCAAGACGCTCTTTCTCTTTCTGATCAGCTGCAGCTGCAATCTTTATGCGGATGGCCTTCGGCTTGAATGGCACCTGCTTTCCCAGCTCATCCAGGAAGTGCCAGTCCACAATCTTCCGGCAGACGACCACAGATGTCGCCCTGGAGCCAAGCGCTTCCTCGTACTCCACAAGGTCTCTGAACTTCCAGCCGCGCTGAACGAAGTCCACATACTCGCCTTCGTGACCCGCCGACTCATAGTCAATACGAATGGGCCGGTTAGCTTCAGCTACGGATGCAGCCTTCTGTGCGTCCTGAAGCATTTGCTCGGCCATCAGCTCCACATCTGAGCTTCTGATGACAGGCTCCGCCTCGACCTCTGACATATCGCTCTCCGCCATATTTTGCTTTTCGTCAGTCATTCCTACCTCCCGTCGTAGGTCCCGAAGAAAGGGCACAGGGGCGGCAGACGGTCGGGACGCCGCTTTTCGCAACCGGTTTGCTAGCCGCCCCCGTCAGACGACTAGGATACTGTTCCCCATGCCGGAGCCGTTGAGCCGTATGGTCTCCATGACGTTGCCACATTGAGCTTCCCTTGAGGGGTTGCCGATATAGAAACCTTCTGGCACCAGAACTCGCCCTCAAACTGAGGGTCGCCGGCCGTCGGTGCAGCACCCTGGCCGACTTGAATGGTGATGGTGCGGCTTCCGCCTCCAGCCGCACCCTTGGCAATGTCAAAGAGACTATCGCTCGATGGGTCGAAGTGGCCATTGATTTCGATGGGCATCGAGGGCATGCCGGCAATGCTGTTCACCACTCCATCCATGAAGCCGGTGACATCCAGCTCGCCATATTCATCGGGGATGTCAACGCTCTCGACATCTGTGCTCACATCCTGTGGCGTATCCGCATCGTCGTCAATCAGAACCTTCAAATATTGTCCACTCAGCTTTGCCATTTCATCCTCCTTAGATTAGTTTTCGCAAAGCAGAACTGCATAGCCGAAATCGTCGCCTGCCGAACCCGTTCGTGTGACCAGCAGCCTCACATATCGATTGATCGTTGAGCTGCTCGCCTTCCTCTCGGTCGTACGGCTCTGTCCATCCGCCGAGAAGGTAAGATAATCGACCCAGCTTCCATTATTGACCGTATTGTGTTGGACCTTCAGCGTGTAACTGTCGCTTGACGCTGGCGTGAAAACCACAAGATAGGCATTGGCCCCATTCGAATTTGCATCCCCCAGGTCGATGACATCGCATGTCTTGCTGTCGGTGATCGTCGCATAGTCCAGCACCCTTCCCCACTGCGGCACATAATTCCCCTTGACCAGGAACTTCGCATTAGCAACGATTTTCTCCTTGGGCGTCACCGGCCAGGAGAATGTAAACTGCTCAACCATGGCCGCAAGCCCTGGGTCGCCCTCATCCGGCACGGCTCCCTGCCCAATCAGAATCATCAGCACCTCTGGCGAGCTATGGCCAGCTGGGTCATCAAGCGCATCAAGGGACTCGTCCGTATCGGGGTCCATGAACGTCACAACGGCGGCATCCATGACGGCCAAGCCAGCCTCGGAATTGACCACGCCATCCTGGAAGGCCGTTGCATCCTGTTCCTCGTACTCCAGCGACACATCAATCTGACGGGACCTGCCGCTGATGTCATAGCCGGCGAACAGAATAGCCATATACTGCGCGCTCAGTTTAGTCATCCGCCGCCTCCTCTGCCGCCGCAGGCTTCGGCCCCTTCACGAACTCGATCGCTCCCATCTCGGCCAGGTGCTCCAGCAGCTCCGGCTCCCGCCGGCCCTTTGGCAAATCGTTGATCGTAAGCACCTTATTCTCGTCAGGCTCAAACCGAACGCCTGCGGGGTCCTTCTTGCGGTCAACTATGATATTGAAGCCGACCTTCACCACGAACATCACTTCCTCGCTAATTTTCTTTTTCCTCGGCATTTACAGGACCTCCTTCACTTCTTGAACAAGCTCGGCATAATGGCAGAGGACATCTCCGAACATCCTGAAATCGAACCTCGCCTGACAAGGCGGTCCGTAGAACTCGCCGCCGGAACCGTTGTCTCTCACGCTGCTGTGCAGCGAAGCCGAAGCGTTCAGCGCCGACATGATTGCCAGAACCAGAGCTGCGAATGTCTTTTCGCTCGCATCCGAATCCGAGACGGCCATAAAGCCTCGAATACGATAGGTATAAGTCACCTCCAGCGTATTGTCCCCACCGAATGTTCCGAATGACTCTTGCTCCTGCCTTACGTCCGACAGCGATATGGTCCAACCCCTCATCTCCTCTGAGCCTTCGATCGTGGCCACAAATAGGCTGATGAGACTGTCCCAGTCATCGGCGTAGCGCTCGTAGTCATGCACTTTACCTACATTATTGACGGACTCCAGCACACTCTTGATAAGCGCCCTGGCCTTGCTCTCGTTATAAGATATGGCCATCTACGCTCTCCTCATGGCGAAGCGTTTCACCGCCTTCTGTGGAACCTGGTCGAATATTCGCTGCACCCTTGTCTTTCCGCCTTCCGCCCATGCCCTGTGAAACATCTTCTTCGGCTCTGTGCCCTTCGTGCCAATCTTTCTGCGCACGAGGAATACTATGCTATCCAATTCGTCCGCCGGTGGGCTGAGCTTCCTGATGACCCATAACTGAATGGGGCCGACGGGCGGCCATTTGCCAGGCCGTCTGCCGAACTCCACATAATTTGCGTACTCGTGCGGGCTTGTGCCCGCCATCTGCACGGGTGACGCCCTCACCAGGCCCTCTAGCCCTCTCGCGCCAGACGGCGTTCCTCGGACCTCAAAGCCGGCGGGCCACTGAATGCTTGACCGAAGGATGCCGAAGTTGACCGGCGTTCGAGCCGCCACCATTGTCGTCAGAAGCTGGCCGCTCTCTCCCATCGCCGCCTCCAGCTCAGCATCTATGTCCTCTTTCATGGCAGGCATCGCCTCCGCCAATCTGATCAGCGGTGTTACATCCAACTCGAAATCAATCACCGCTGCCTCCGGCCATGGAAAAGGAAATCTCTACCCTGACCTGGGTCGATATCCATATCGTAGACCGCCGAGCCTGGCCTTCCCTTAGCCGACTTGCTGCGATCGATGCCGAGAAGCTCCTCGTATATCGATCGAAACTGCTTCGCCTGGGATCGATAGAACTCTCCCTGCCTGCTACGATCAGCAACGTCCGCCTGCAGCGTGCTTGATCGCTTCTGGCCGAACTTGTTTGACAACCTCAGGCATGAAAGACTGGCCGCCAGATAGCAAATCGCCGTGAAATGTTCCGCCGGAGTATCAATCCGCGGATCTTCTGCCTCATCCCACACATAGGGATTGCTGAACCTGATGCGGACCTTCTCCGATGATGATGGGCTGTGCCTGCGCATGAACAGGTAGACATTCAGCGTTGGCCATTCTTCCGCCTGAGTTTGATACACCTGCCAGTCAGCATCCTCCAGCACATTCGGCTGCTCATCCGACGAGACATCCGCCGCCGGATACTCGACCTCGATGGGTATGCCGAGCGGCGACCTCCACCCAGGCGTCGCTCCCACAACCTGAATGATGCCAGCGCTGTCCGTTCCATAGGCCGACCATGAGCTGCCATCGTAGGTCGATACCGTATTTGTCACGCTGCTCTGGTCCACGCCCAGGATGACCTCAGTTGTGCCATCCACATAGTCGTAGCCGCTGCTCTCTACGCTGAAGTGATAGGTGCCCGCTGGCAGAGTGACCGGCTCATCGAGTGCGAACTTCACCGCGGCATATCTTCCCTCAGGAGGACCGGCATCATCATCAATATCCACGTTCTCCGATGCGGCGATGACAGCCGACGGCAATGACGAAGCATTCGTATATATCTTGCTGAGCAGATCGCCCGCAACTGTGGCACCGGTCCGCTTGAGATAGATGTGCCACTCATAAATCGTATAGGTGCGATCGAGCGTGACAGAGATTGCAAGCCTCTGATCCGCAGCAGCGTCGGCGTCCGTCAATTCGATGCCCGCATCCTGTGTTGATTGGGCCACCGAATGAACAGCACCCCACAGCAAATAGTACCTGCCGCCATCTCCGGCAAATTCCACTACATTCCTGCGCGGCATGTCTTTGTTGTAGATTTCGATGGCCTCTCGGATGGCATAGTCCCTATCCGCAGATGCGAGCACCGTATCCGCAATGCCCTGCAGCAATGAGTCAACTCTGCTGTTGAAGGTGCTGAGCTGGGTCAGCGTGGCCATATCTTTCTCCCTTTCCGCCTCTTATTTCAGACACTCATTGTAGGCATAGACCCGCCTAACCCACTGCAATATAGAGCACGTCATCACCGGCGTTGTCGCAAATCCGGTATAGCTGATTCATGTTCTCAACCGGAATCCAAGGCGTCTCCTCGCCCGCATCAAGCTCCCATCCTGTCGTTGTATCTGTTGAGCCATTCGGCTTCGTGACGCCCGCAATACCGATGTACACATTGCCCGAATTGCCAAGGACCGCCTTGAACTTCACGAGCCGACAAGAAAGGCTGGGCATCTGGGCCGCCGTTGCGCTGCCCGCGATCTCTCCAACCCCAATTACCCGCATGGCGGTTTCAAAGAGGCTCCCGCTCATCTCTCACTCTCCAGTCGAAGGGCGAGAGCAGCCATGATGACCACTCTCGCCCCACTTTTACGCTTCAGCTTTCCCTTCCTAAGCGGTGATCTGCTCGACGGCCGCCAGAATCTTCTCGGCCGTTTTCTTCCCAACGCCTTTCACCGCTTTCAGATCGTTCACCGAAGCCCCAGCCAAGTCATCGACGGTTTCGAAACCAGCCGCCAGCAGCTCATTTGCCATGGCCTCGCCGAACATTTCCACGAATGGATGCTCGGCTTTCTCCTCCGTCTCTTCCTCGGCCTCCAGCTCAGCCAAGATTTCCGCCTTGGCGTCCTCCATCAGCTTCTGCTTGATGCGCACAATCAGCGTTACTCTGCTGTTGGCGTCGCTGATGTTCAGCCCAAGAGAGACGGCCAGCCGTTTCAGCTCATCAAGCTGCAATTGCTCAAGGCCCGGCTCTGCTCGCTTATTTGCCACATCGAGCTCCCGCATCGAAGCATCGAATTTCTTCACGCCCTTGATGCCGTAGTCGATGACGGCCACAATGCGCTTTTCTCCGTCGGCGTCCTCATAGAACTTGGCGCTGAGAACGTTTCCGCCCTTCAGCGTCTCGCCCTTATGAGCCACCAACTCCTCAAGGCTTTTCCTCAGCGCCTTGTCCATCCCATCCCTCCTATTCTGAGACATAACCCCAAAGGATGACGCGGCCGGTCGCCTTCGGCGTTGAGCCGCCGGCCAGATTGAGGTCAAGCTCCACCCTGGAACCTGCTTCGATCCTCTTGGGTGTAGTCAGCGTGGCCAGCGCCGCCGATGATACATCAACCGCCACCGCCCCGCTAATGTCAGAGCAGTCATCTTGGATGTCGATCGTCGAGGTGGTCGGCGTGCCGGTCATTGTCAGGCCATGGCTGATATGGGTGAACAGGATTGATTTGGGGACATACTGCGGCTCGATACCGTCGGCATCCGCCTGGGCATCAAGTTGGAACATCGCGAACGGGATCAATCGCTCGTTCATCTTTCCTCTCCTTCTTCATGGTGGGAGGCGGAAACCCGCCCCCCACCCTATTCGCTTACTCGGCCTACGACACGTTGTTCTTGTGCAGAGGTCGGAAGTCCGCAACCGGCGCACAATGGTAAGTGCTTGAGAAGCGGAAGCCGAACAGCCGCACCTTGAAGCGCAGCTCGTCGTTGGTGAACATCGAGCCAGCGCGCTCATCCTCAGCGGAGAACAGCTCCGGCGTCCTGCGGCCGCGCAGCCAGATGAGATAGATCGCGGGGAACTGCGCGGGGTCAGCCACCAGCGCCCAGTCATTCGCATCTGTCCAGGCCGGAACCACAATCGTCTCAAGCGCCCCCTGGAGAATGTTGCGGGTCTGCAATTCGCCGCCACTCGTCGCTCCACCGGACTGACTCGGAACCATCTCCGACATCACGATTTGCTTTGCGGTCGCCTCCAGGTCAACGGGCACCAAGAGGTAGCGAGGTGTGATGTTCAAGCGCCGGCAGATTGGCATGGCCGCCGGCAGAGGTGACAGCCGTGGCATTGAAGAGAGCACCGGTGTCCGCCAGAACGGGACCGGCCGATGAGTTGACCGTGAACACATTGGCCACGAGATCGCTGACCTCGTTGTACCAGGCATTCGCCAGGCGGGAAGGAAGCGACCGAATCTTCGCCAGCTTATCCCTAAGCAGCGTCTCCAGCGTGACGCCGATGTAGCCGCCGCGCTTGAAGTACGAGCTGGTCTCCTCCTCATCTTCCCAGTCGAGCTCCAGGTATGTGTCACCCTGCGACATGGCATTCAGGCCGCCAATGCCGAACACGCGCACGAGCGTCGCATCATCGAGCGTGGCCACATCCTCTTGGCGAACGATCGGGTCCCACCATGCTTCACGCACGGAGTAATCCGCCGCCAGCAGCAGGTTGACGGTATTCTTCACGATGGAGCTGACGGTGCTGGTCGTGATGTTCGCCTCAGACAGGCGCTCGGGAGAAATCTTGCCATCCAGAGCATAGTCATAGCCGCCCATGAGACCGACATACCACTCAGACAGGCGACCGAACTCCGGAACGTGGAAGGACTTCTCGGCATAGCGCTTGAAGGATTCGCTGAACCGCTGAGGCGCATAGTGATCAATCTCTGCCTGCGGCTTGCCCGCATTCTCCTTGGCCTTTGCGACGAGGTCTGCAAAGCGAGAAGAACCGGCCACGAGCCTCATCAAAGACATCTCCCACTCGTCCCTTGAGACGCGGGCTTGCGTGCCGAGATTCACGCCATCCGGCACGACGATACCATCATCTGCACCTTCAGCGATTTCTGCACGCATCTCCTTGATGATTTCCTCCAACTCCTTGCTCTCGAAAACCCGACCCGCAAATTGCTTGCGGATGAGCTTCTGGACATAGGACGGGAGGCCGCTGGCCTTGAGCTTGGTATCAAGCTCAGCGGTGCATGCTTCGACACGAGCGGCTTCGGCCATTCGCTTGACCTCATCCGCGGCTTTCTTGGCTTCCTTGACCAACTCCTCTACATCCTCCTTTTTCAAGCCTTCCTCCTCGTGCTCAGTCTCAGGGTCCGGCTGCTCGCCCTCCTGGACATCTTCTTCGGTCTCCTCGGTCTCCGGCTCTTCAGCAACAGCAGCCTCCAGAGCCTCCACCCGCTCCATAATCGGCTGAAGCTTCTCGTCGAGCGTCGAGCCGATTTTCTCCAGCAACTCCTGCATCTCCATAGCACTTTTCTCCTTGTTCTCTGAAATCTTCGCCGCGACAAGCCTCAGAAAGCGGCCGCCCGCAGCCGGCTCTGCAACCACATCCACGCTCAGCGCATCGGTGATTTTGTGGACCGCCAGGTAGCTTTGGCCATCGATCTCCTTTTCCTCGCCCTCTCCAACGGCGTCGATAGATAGACCAATCTCGCTCAGGACATCCGACTCCGCCGCATTCAGCAGCTTTGTCCTCAATCCCTCATCAATCACCTTGAGCGTCCCGACGATCGCCTTCTTCTTTTCATCCCAGGCGACATCCACAATCACTCCGACCAATTCGTTTGCGACCGAGCGCATGCCCTGCTTCTCGGCAAATTCCTCATCGGTGAGATGATTGTCGTAGACCTTGACCCTCTCAAAGAGAGGGGCCGCTTCCTCCAGCGCACTGGCACTGTATAGTCTGCCGTTGGCACTGCGAATGTACGTCTCGCCATCCGCCTCGATGATGTCGTCCTTCGTGTCCGGCCCGATGATGGTCACAAGCCACTGCTTGCCTTCCTTCTTCTTGGCCTCCGCCACCTGGAAGAATGCCAGCCTTTCGGTCAGCGGCACCCACTGGCTCTCCAGCTCGACCTGCTTCCATTCTTCAAATGGCGCAAACACGACTTCATCATCCTTCAGCTCGAATGGCACATCGTAATTCTTGTCCTTGTAGCGGACAACGGCGTGGGTCTCGTACACCTCGCTCACCCAAGCCTCAAACTCCAATCCACTGCCAAACTCTTGGTGGAAAGCGGAGTGCACCTTCGCAACCATATCCTCGATGCTCTCTTCGCCGTTCATCAGGGTTTCGATCTCCCGCTTCGGCCTTTTATTCATCAACCCTCCTTCGCTGTGCGCCTCTTTCTTGCCCACGACCCCATAGGCCATCTTGAATGCCTTCTCCTCGCAGTCCTTCCCGTCCTCCTGCTGACAGCGCTCCAAGGCACCATTGAAAACCGCAACCCACTGGGAGCGCTTTTTCGCCGACATCTTCTTGACGGCATCCGGCAGATTTGGGTCGTCCTTGCCGCTGTAAGGCATTCGTCCTCCGGCTTAAAGCAAGAGACGCGCCGCACTAGGCAGCGCGTCGTTCCTCGGTTCACGCGCTCACGGGGCGGATTAACCCTTCGGTGTCCTCTCCCGCGAACTCACTCAACTGTGGCTATATTATACAATCACCCGCCACCTGTCAACTTTGAGCCATCAAGAACTCTGAACTTCTGCAAGCCATCCCTGCCCCTTGCACTTTTCTCAATGGCCATTACATGAAGCCCTGCCTCCATTGAGCGAATATGCTGAAGCAGCCTGAACTCAATAACCGAAACCTCAATAAACTCATCCTGCCTGCGCGGATGACCAACCATCATGCTGTCATCGCGCCAACTGCTATTCATCCCGACCCGCTCCCGAAAAGCTGACGACCGCCGTCGGATATGCCGTTATCCTTGGCGTCTTTCCTGGGTGAAAGATAGCGCTGTGCTTCTCCGCGATCTGCCTGCCCAAGCTTCCGCTGAATGTCTTGGCGCAATGGCCACAGTACCATATCGTGAAGCTCTCTGCGACATCTTCAACCTCGGTCGCATCCAGTGGCCACATAGGACTCTTCCACTTCCACTCAACGACCTGGCGCGGGTCCTTCACTCCTGGCCCCCTTCCTCCCAAGGGATGAACATGCCACACTCGGGGCAGAAATTCCACCATGCC